CCGACCTATACCTCCCCGATGACCACTGGTACAGTCCCTAGCGGTCCCTGTGTGGGCCAAACAGAACAGGATTGATAGGGATATGACCCAAATGAAAACGGCCCGTATGGGGGCTACTGAGCCCCGTTTACATAGTCCCTACCTCGGAGGTAAAAACCGAGGCGATGAGATTGCGCAGCTGGCAGATAGCATCGGCCTACCTTTAATGCCTTGGCAAGATTTTGTAATTCGAGATATGACCTCGGTGGATGACGATAATATGTTTATCCGGAAAACAAACCTCGTTTTATGCGCTCGCCAACAGGGTAAAACTCACCTCGCGCGTATGATGATATTAGGGCATATGTATTTATTCGATAGCCCTAACGTGCTCATTATGAGCTCTAATAGATCGATGGCTTTAGAGACCTTTAGGCAAGTGGCCTACGCGATCGAGGGCTCCGATGAGCTGGGCCGGCAGGTAAAACAGATCCGGTATGCCAATGGCACCGAGTCTATCGAGCTTAAAAACGGCCACCGGTTAGACGTAGTAGCGGCAACTAGGGACGGCAGTCGCGGCAGGTCAGCCAGCTTATTATTCGTCGATGAGATCCGCGAAATCTCGGAGGAGGGCTTTAGAGCTGCAACCCCTACTACTCGCGCTAAGCCCAATGCTCAAACGCTTTTATGCTCAAATGCCGGAGATAGTTTCAGTACAGTTTTGAACGATCTAGTCGAGCGTGCGAGAAGTACACCGCCTAAGTCTTTTGGCTACTACGAGTACTCAGCTCCACCTTTTGCCAAAATCACCGACCGCGATGCGTGGGCTATGGCTAACCCGGCGCTCGGCTATACCGTCACCGAGGAGGCACTCGAGGAGGCAGTAGCTACACAGCCAATAGAGACCACGAAAACCGAGCTACTTTGTCAATGGGTCAGCAGTAGCCAATCACCTTGGCCCCATATGTCCGTCGAGGAGTCAGGCGATAAAGACCTTAAGCTCGTACCCGGGCCTCTTACTATTTTCGCTTTCGACGTGGCACCGTCGAGGCGCGATGGCTCGCTTGTAATGGGCCAAGTCCTCGCCGATGGTCGCATAGGCGTAGCGGTGCTCGAGATATTCCACTCGGACGTATCCATCGATGAACTCTTTGTAGCTAATGCGATTGCTAAATGGGCAAAAATTTACTATCCGCGCCAAGTGGCCTACGACAAATATACGACTGCCTCAATCGCTAAACGCCTTGAGGTAAACGGCATACAGATCCTCGACATATCCGGTACTAAGGGCTATCAGGCATCGGGGGACCTCTATGAAGCTTTGAGTAATAAGCGGCTCGTGCACTCGGGCCAAGATGAGCTCGTTACTTCTATGGCTAACTGCGCCGCTAAAGAATCGGATGCGAGCTGGCGTATCATCCGGAGGAAATCAGCCGGACCGGTCGATATTGCAATCGGCTTAAGTATGGTGGTCCACGTACTTACCCAGCCTTTAGGTGAGGCTAAAGTATACAGTTAGACACGCGCTCTATAGCCGTATTTATGCTTGACAATATGGGAAAATGCGCTCTATGGGATTACTACAAACTCTAGGCTTTAAGTCAGCTGCTAAGCCGACTATCGAAGCTCAGTATGCCCCGGCGGTTATGGATACCACCTACGGGTATGGATCGTTTAACACTAACTCATCTTTTGGATATAACGGCGTAGGTATCGATCGTAATTTTGCTTTACAGGTCGCAAGCGTTAGTCGCTGCAGAAATCTTATCGCCGGTGTTATCTCATCGATCGATCTCGCACTTTATAAAAAATCAACGGGCGAGAAATTAGGATCTCCGGTTTGGTTAGAACAGCCGGATATACGTCAGCCTCGCAGCGTTACGATTTCGGCCACCGTTGATAGTTTAATTTTCTACTCCGTCGCGTACTGGCGTGTAACGAGTTTGTACGCCGACGATGGCAGACCATCCGGCTTTGAGTGGGTCGCTAATAATCGCGTTACATATACCACTAACCAATACGGTACAGAGATTAAAGATTATTTTGTAGATGGCAATTTAGTACCGATGGCTGGTATTGGATCACTTGTTACTTTCCAATCTTTAATTCCTGGGGTATTACAAACTGCCGGCACTACAATTAAAGCTGCGTGGGATATACAGCGTGCTAGTGCGGTAAGCGCCGCCACGCCGATGGCTACGACGATACTCCGGAATAATGGTGCTGACCTCCCTGAGGCACAAGTACAAGGAATTTTAGCCGGATGGAACTCAGCGAGAAAAAATCGTAGTACCGCGTATTTGACCTCGACTCTTACTGCAGAAAATATCGGCTTTAGTCCTAAAGATATGATGTATACGGAGGCCTCGCAGTACCTCAGTACGGAAATTTGCCGCGCGATGAACGTCCCGGCGTATCTACTTAGCGCCGATATGAATAATAGTATGACGTATCAAAATATCTTGGACGGCAGGAAAGAATTTTTTGCGTACTCGCTGGCCCCGTACGTAAATGCAATAGAGGCACGTCTATCAATGAACGATATAACAAATGCCTCAAATCAGGTGCGTTTTGCGGTAGACGATACGTTTTTACGTGTCGATGCAAAAGATCGTTTAGATATTATCGAGAAAATGTTAAATCTCGATTTGATTGATGTAAACCAAGCTCGACAAATGGAGCAACTAACACCGCTAGGAGATGCAAGTGCTACTAACGTTTAGTCAAGAGATACAAGCCGCAGATACAGAGCGCCGGATCGTATCCGGACTCGTTGCACCATATGGCGAGGTAGGACATACAAGCGCAGGACCTGTAATGTTTGAGCGCGGCTCTATCGCTATTCCCGATGCAGAGAAAATAAAATTACTTGCGCAGCATCAACAAGATAAACCGGTAGGGCGCGCTATCAGCTTTAGCGACTCTACCGCTGGCGTTTATGGATCCTTTCGATTGAGTATGAGCAGCCGAGGACAGGATGCTTTATTACTTGCGCAGGAAAATTTAGTCTCAGGCTTATCCGTAGGGGTGGATGTAACTGCCTCTAAGCCTATGGGCGATTACCTGCTCGTGACTGAGGCCGTCCTAAAAGAGGTATCACTTGTCGAGAGTGCCGCCTTTTCTAGTGCCTCAGTCGATGAAATTATGGCGGCACGTGCAGAGTTAGAAGCTGCGACAAGTACAAAAGAAAAAACTACTACTATTTCTACGACTATCGTAGAGATCGAAACCGAAACAGAAACCGAAAGTGAGGAAGCTGTGACTACAGCCCCAGAAAATACACCGGACGATACTCCGGTAGATGCACCGGCCGAGGCTGAAAAAGTCGAGGCAGCTCGTAAGATCATCCGTCCATCCGTGCTCGACTCACAAAGAGTACGCACACCTATTACATCAATGGGCGCATACACAGAACACAAAATTAAAGCTGCACTAGGTAGTGATGAATCAAAGCTTTACGTAACGGCAGCCGATGATTCTTTCAGTACCAACCCTGCATTTAACCCGACTCAATACCTTTCAGAATTTCCAACAAATACACGTTTTGGCACACCTGCCATAGATGCGTGCAGCCGTGGAATTTTGCCGGGTACTGGGATGACTATAAATGTGCCCTCACTGGTCACCTCTGCAGGCGGCGGTACAGGTGTAGCGCCAGTCGTAACGGTCGAAGCTGAGGCAGGAGCCGTACAAAATACAGGTATGGAAACTGCATACTTGACCGGTACGGTATCTAAGTACTCAGGTATGAATACGATCAGCGTAGAGCTCTTAGAGCGCTCAGATCCTAATTTTTATGCCGAGCTTACTAATCAGCTGCAAAATGCTTACCTTAAGACAATCGACACCACAGTACTAGCTGCTCTAATCGCAGCTGGTCAATATAGCTCAGGATGCGATGCAGACTCAGCCGGTATTATCGAGTTTGCCTCCGACTCAGCTCGTAAGGTTTACGAGGCTACGGGTTATTTTGCTAATAACTATATCGCTAACGGTTCACAGTGGCAGCTACTTATGGGCAGCGTAGATACCACGGGCAGACCAATTTACTCAGCCGCTAATCCAATGAATAACGGCGGTAATGTAGGAGTCGGTTCAATTCGCGGTAACGTATTAGGACTTGATCTCTACGTAGACAAGAACTTTACGGCTACTACTACTATCGACGATTCAGCCGTTATCCTCGCACCTGAGGCGTTTACCGTTTATCAAAGCCCTCAAGCTTATATGAGCGTAAACGTAGTATCTAATCTGCAGGTACAAGTAGCGATTTATGGTTATATGGCCACTATCGCAAAAATGCCTAAGGGTATCGTTAAGTTTAATCTTAACTAAAAAACTAATAGTCGGTAGGGCTCTTAGCCCTTTGAGCCCTACCGGCCTCTTTTAAGATTGGAGTAGAGATGCCAGCGACTTACGTCACCGAGGCCGAGCTTCGTGCGAATTTAGGAATATCGGATCTTTACTCAAGCGATATAGTCGAGACGTGCTGCCAAACGGCGCAGGATTTACTCAATCAGTTTTTATGGTTTGCCTCAGCTCCGGTAGTAGGAGTAACGCTACAAGATAACGTCGCTACTGCGATGATTGCTAACCCGATGACTTTTACTACAGGACAGAGCGTAACCTTGAGTGGATGCGGCGCAACCTTTAATGGCACTTACACGATTACCGGTACGATGCCGTGGAGCGCAGGCACCGTAAATCAGATCCCTAGCCTTGTTATAAATCCCTATAGTTTTAATTGGCCTGCCGGTTTTAGCTTTATACAATTTGCTAAGACTGCCGCTAATGTAAATTTTCAGCGCGTACTACCTTATGGCTCGGCCGTAGGAGCAGATACAAAGACAAACTCATACGCGAGTACCCCGGCAATAAGAGAGGCCGCGATGATACTAGCGGTCGATGTTTTCCAATCAAGGCAGGTCAGCCAAACCGGTGGAGTAACGATCGATGGCTTTAGCCCGTCGCCTTATCGGATGGGTAACTCAATGATCGGCAAAATCAGAGGGCTTATCGCCGGTTACCAAAATCCCGGAAGTATGGTCGGATAAATGCCAGCCGCGATAACTACACTCCGAGCCTCACTTGCTACAGCTCTCGCTAATGCAAACGTGTGGAGCACTTACAGTTTTCCGCCTCCAACTATTACAGCTAATAGCGTAATCGTCGCTCCGGCAGATCCTTACATCACTCCAAATAATAATACTTACTCGGCTATTTCGCCTTTAGCGAACCTTAAAATTATTATGACCGTGCCGATGTTGGACAATCACGGAAACCTCAACGGTATTGAAACTTTAGCAGTAGCAGTTTTTAATAAACTTACAGCATCAAATATTGTAATGAATATTGGCGGTATGTCGGCTCCCTCAGTACTTGAAGTACAGAGCGGTACCTTACTCACTGCCAGTTTTGACATATCCGTACTAACGAGCTGGAGCTAACCAATGCCATATACAGAGGAAGATCTAAAGTTTTTGCGAAAGATCGGACAGATCGTAGACGAACCTGCACCGATCAAAGTAGCAAAAGAAAAACCAACTACACAAACAACAGAGAGCGAGGAATAGGTCAATGGCCGTATTCTTGTCAAACGGGGTTCAGGTCGTACTAAATAGCGTAGACCTATCCGATCACGTAACGAGCGCAACAATTAACCGCGTATTTGAGGAGCTTGAAATTTCTGCGATGGGGGACACCGCGAGAAAATATACCAAGGGCCTCGAGACCTCAACCATTACGCTAGATTTTCTAAACGATAATTTAGCCTCAGGTGCCGGATCTGTACGAGCTGCACTGCAAGCTGCGTGGGGTACAACAGTGCCTATTACACTTAAGCAGACTAACGCAGTCGTATCTTCAACAAATCCTGAATACCAAAGTACAATTTTGGTGAACAACACCACAGATATAAATGGGGATGTCGGAAGCATATCAAGCCAGTCGATTACCTTTACCTGTAATTCACCTATCGTTGTAGACACCACACCATAACAAACTAGAAAAGGGGCAATCAAATGGCAAAACTCAAAATAACAAGGGCTACCGGTGAAGTGACTGAGCATCAAATCACTCCACGAATCGAGTACGCCTTTGAGCTGCACGTAAAGAAAGGCTTTCACCGAGCTTTTCTTGAGGACTCTAAACAGACCGATCTTTATTTTTTGGCGCACGAGTGCCTCAAAATGGCAGGGGTAGTAGTTAAACCTTTTGGACCGGATTTTTTAGATACTCTCGTTAAGGTGGAAGTACTCGACGACGAACCTTTAGATTAGGGCGAGACTCCCTAACCTATCAGGTAGCCCAGCTATCTATACGGTTAGGGATCTCGCCTCAATCGGTGCTCGATCTCGATGTAGATATGTACAAGATGTTGATACAAGTGTTAAACGATCAAGCTAAGGAGGCCGAGCAATATGCCAATAGAAGTAAAAGGCGTTAAGCAAACGATCAAGGCCATCCGTAAAGTAGATCCCGAATTGCTTAAAGAGATGAACGCCGAAATCAAAGCTGTAATGATTCCGTTACGCGATAAAGCACGAGGATATGCTCCATCACCCCAGCCGGATAATCTTTATGCGTGGAATGAAAACACGGTAGGTAAAACTATTACAGCTCGTAACTCGGCTTTTAGAACCTTTAACACCGAGGGCCGAGTCAGGCTGTTTCCGCTTTACGATCACGCTACGGTAAAAAAAGGGATCTACTACTCACAGTCAGGCGGTCAAAAGAATCGCAACGGCTGGAGGGCTCTGTACTTTGTAGGTAATAAATCGGCTGCCGGATCTATCTATGAAACAGCCGGGCGAGCCGAGACTACATCCCGTAAAGGCTATCGCTCTAATAACCCGGGCGCCGGTGATCACTTTGTAAATCGTATGGGTCCTCTCTATGGCAATAAGCGCGAGGAGCGCGGCCGTATGATTTTTAGAGCTTGGCACGAGGATCAGGGTAAAGCTCAAGCCGCAGTCATCCGCGCTATAGAGAAAACGATCGCTGCCTTTAATCAAGGCCGATACGGAAAGGCCGCATAATGGCAACCCTACCTAGTTTAGTCGTAAGCGCGGTTACTACCTTTGACGGTAAAGCTCTTAAAAAAGGCGAAAAACAAATCGGAGCTTTTGAGAAAGGCGCTAAGAAACTAGGCGCTACTTTTGCCGCTGCCTTTAGCGTGCAGAAAATATCCCAATTTGGTAAGGCTGCCGTAAAAGCCTTTGTCGAAGATGAAAAGGCCGCATCGCGTTTAGCAATATCGGTAAAAAATCTAGGCTTAGCTTTCGAGACTCCACGCATCGAGGAGTTTATAAGTCAGTTAGCTCGGGCCTCGGGTGTGACCGATGACCAGCTTAGGCCGAGTATGCAGAAACTTTTGCAGACCACCGGAAGCTTGGCTATGTCTACAGAGCTACTTACTCAAGCCTTAGACATAAGTGCCGGTAGCGGTGTCGCTTATGAAACCGTCGTAAACGATTTATCAATGGCTTACGTAGGTCAGACTCGAGGACTACGTAAATACTCACTAGGTTTAACTCAAGCCGAGCTTAAGGCGATGAGTTTTGCCGATATACAAGAAAAATTAAATAAGCAATTTTCCGGTGCCAATGCCGCTTACCTGACAACTTATGCTGGCAAAATGGGAATTTTGTCTAATGCTGCCGGTGAAGCGACAGAAATTATCGGTAAAGGTTTAGTCGATGCTTTGACCACTTTAGCCGGTGAAGGTAACACTATCCAGCCTTTAGCAGATTCGATGCTAGAATTTTCTACAGAGATCGCTAACGCCATTAATGGTATTGCCGTTTTAATTAATAAAATTAAATCGATACCCGGAATTGATTTTTTTGCTCGCAATCTTGGTACTACTACAGATTTATTACCTAATACTGGAATACTTAAAAAAGCCTTTAAGGCTCTTTCTGATTTAGGTAAAGAAACCGAGCCGGGTATGGGCGGTTATCCTAGCTCAGCTTTAGGACCCGGCTATGTTGATCCAAATGAGGCTAAGCGTAGAAAGGCTGAGGCCGATGCGGCCAAGCGTAGAAAACAAATAGCGGCTGATGCCGCTAAATCGGCTAAGGCAGAAAAACAAAAAGTGTCTCTTATGAAAGCCGCTGCAGTATTTGATAGCACCCGGATCTCTATAGCTGCAGCTCTTAGAGCTACCTATGACAAAGAGACAAAACTACGCCTCGAGGCGCTTATGCTCATCGAGGAAGATAAAGGCGAGGCAGCTCTCAAGAAAATCGACGAGCTCGCTAAATTCCAGAAAAACACCGATATGGAGCGCCTAGCCGGTGTCGAGACAATTAGTAACGCTACCCTGCAATCTATTAACACACAGCTAATTACAGAGCTTAAAGCTATTAACGATAGCAAGATGGCCGAGGGCGATAAAGAGCTGGCACGTGAGGAGGCGTTTAAGAAATATAACGCTGCGATAACGGCCGCTGGCAAGTTAGCGGCTACTGAGTCATATAACGAGCGCGTACAGATCCAGCTTACAGAGATTGCTCGCCTAGCTTCTATCAGTAAGACATCAAGCGCAGCGACTACCGCTAATTTATTACTTGAGTCAAGCGAGCTAGATATGATCTCTCGAGTAGAAAAGGCACAAATGGATGCCGATAATGCGCGTTATAAAGCTCTTAAAGATTATATTGCTTTGTTAAATGGTGTAGGCGCAGTTCCATCCGTAGGAGGGGTACCGCAAGGTTCTTTCGATGAAAATGGGCCTTTAGGCGGTTTACTTGCCGGCGTAGTAGCAGGGGTAAACCCCACCTTTACTCCGATGCCTACTCTCACAGATCCTTTTGCTAGTTACGGATTTAATCCTATTACAGGTGCCTCTACTCAAAACGTAGAGATCACGGTAAATACAGGGGTAGGAGATCCTGAGGCTATCGCTAGAGCCGTTGAGGATATTCTAAATCAATCAACTTATAGAGGTACCTCGGTAGCACGTGGATCAGGGGTCTACGCGGTATGAGTACTTGGCTACCTGAGTGGAAGATCATCGTAGGGACCACCGTTTACGATAACGTGCTATCGGTCAATATGGCTACGGGTCGAGATGACATCGATCTACAGTGCAACGCCGGCTACGCTCGTATGGAGATAGTAAATATAAATAATACGGCTTTTGATATAGACGTAACCGACTCCCTTACCCTAGAGCTCAAGAATAGCGCAGGGGTATATGTACCCGTATTTGGCGGTGAAGTATCAGATTTTGGTATATCGGTGCGCTCGCCTGAGGAAATCGGGTTTATAACAATCGGTAATATTTTGGCCGTAGGATCTCTAGCCAAGCTTACTAAAGCCCTTTTCCCGGATGCCTTGTCTAAGGATGATGACGGCGATCAGATTTACGACATCCTTAACGAGCTACTTATAAATTCGTGGTTTGAGGTAGCACCGGCTTTACAGTGGTTTAACTACGATTCTACGACTACGTGGGCTAATGCCGAAAACGTAGGGCTAGGCGAAATCGATCGCCCGGGCCTCTATGAGATGATCCCACGTACAGCCGATCCAGCGAGCAGCTATAACTTATGCGCTCAAATCGCTCAAAGCGCATTAGGTCAGCTATACGAGGATAAAGCCGGCCGAGTGTGCTACGCCGATGCAGACCACCGTACTACGTATCTATCTACTAACGGGTACGAGACTTTATCGGCTAACTACGCTACGCCATCAAGCGTAAAATCGATCCTGCAAATAGGCAAAATCCGTAACTCCCTAGTATTTAACTACGGTAATAATTACTCCAGTCAAGCGACGGCCCTCGATGCTACCTCGATCGCTACTTATGGCCGGTATCAAAGGAGTGTAACCTCTAACTTAGACAAGATAGCCGATGTAAATAATGTAATGTCAAGAGAACTAGGGCTGCGAGCCATCCCTCGAGAGCAGTTACAAAGCATTACTTTTAGGCTTGATAATTCAGCTTTACCCGATGCCGAGCGAGATAAGCTCATAGATGTATTTTTTGGCCAGCCGGTAATAATTGACGATTTACCTATCAATATGTTTAACGGCTCTTTTAATGGCTTTATCGAGGGGTTTGCTATTAAGGCCACGCCGTCATATGTGGACCTTACCCTTACCCTAAGCCCCACAGATTTCTCACTGGTCGCGCCACAGTGGGCAACAGTTAGCCCGGGATCCCTTATATGGACCGGGATAAATGCTACTCTTATATGGCAGAACGCTTTTGGAGGTTTAACCTAATGGCAACTACTACACCTAATTTTAGCTGGCCCGTACCGACGTCTACCGACCTCGTAAAAGACGGCGCTACGGCTATCGAGGCGCTTGGCGATTCTATCGATGCCTCGCTAGTCGATCTTAAAGGCGGCACTACTGGACAGGTACTTAGTAAGACATCGGGCACCGATATGGATTTTACTTGGGTTACATCCGACGATGCTAACGCTATCCAAAATACGATAGTAGATGCTAAAGGTGATCTAATCGGTGCTACTGCAGCCGATACACCCGCTCGCCTTGCAGTCGGTACAAACGGTCAAGTACTTACGGCAGACTCAACGGCCTCTACTGGTTTAGCTTGGGCAACACCTGCAAGCGGTGGAGGTATGACCGTAATAGCCTCAGGTTCGATTGCAAACAGTGCTACAGGATTTAGCATAACTTCTATTCCTGCTACTTACAATTGGTTGCAACTCGTAATTAGAAACTCCTACTCAAACGCCGCAGACATTAATTCACGCTTGAGGGTAAATAATCTTTCAACTGGCATATATGCTTACAATCAATCAATTGCAAAAAATGCCTCAGTCACTACGGCGGCAGCTAGTGGTTCGGCTAACTTGATCATAGATAATTTTAATAGCTCAAGAGATGCCAATAGTTCAGTTTATGTAGTTAATTTTTGGGATTACGCTGGCAACGCTTGGAAAAGCGGAACAGTTACAAGTTTCCACGAAGACCGCTCTACCGCCACTTTAGAGTTAATTAATGAAGTTTTCGGTATTGAATTGACGTCGGCAATTGATCGTATCGATTTGATTACTGGAAACGCTAACACATTTGCAGGCGCAGGAACCTACACACTTTACGGAGTCAAATAATGAAAACATTTGAGCATAATGCAACTACTGGCAAAATTGTTGAGCGTGATCTTACAGAGCAAGAATTAGCTCAAATAGAAATAGATGCAGTAGAAAGCGCTGCACAAAAGGCGGCTTATGAGGCTAAGGCACAAGCTAAGGCTGCCGTCCTTGATCGCCTTGGTTTAACAGCCGATGAAGCGAAGTTATTACTTTCGTAATGCTAAAGAGTTATAACGGCTATCCGGCCTCTAAAGATCCGGATGAGATCAAAGTAAAGTCCTACCCGGTAAGGGGTACGGATCGTAAGCTGAGGTGCGCCGAGAGTGTGGGACCACTCTTGGCCGCCTTCGCTGCGGATTTTCACGAGCTGATTGAGCCGATCGATGAGGGCACCTTTGACGATTGGGCTTACGCTTTCAGGATGGTACGAGGTACGACCGATAAATTATCGTGTCACTCCTCCGGTACTGCGATCGACCTTAATGCCACTAAGCACCCTTTAGGTAAGCGCGGCACGTTTCCAGCTGAAAAGGTACCTATGATCCGGGCTCTTTCTAAGAAATATGGGCTCAAGTGGGGTGGCGACTTTAAGAGCCGGGCCGATGAGATGCACTGGGAAGTAGAAATATCACCCGTAAAGGCTAAAGCATTAATCGAGACTTTAGGTTTATAGTTAGACAAACCTTAAGGGCACTTAGGAGTAACAATGAAAGATCAACTAATAGCTGCCGGTATGTCATACGCTCGTGCAGCTCTCGCAAGCGCAGCGGCGCTTTATATGTCAGGTATTACAGATCCTAAAGTACTAGCTAATGCTTTTATTGCCGGGTTAGTAGGCCCTCTACTTAAAGCCCTACAGCCAACCGAGAAGCAATACGGTATAGGCTCTAAATGATCCGGGCCCTGATAGGGGCGATCTTGGGGATTCTGCTCCTATCGGGGTGCGGTTATGACGGTTGGGTAAGGTATGAGTGCCAAGAATACGAGAACTGGGAAAAGCCCGAGTGCGTGGAGCCGCAGTGTGTGGTTACGGGAACCTGCACTAAGGACCTTATTAGGCCAGATGAATAAGGATAAACGCCGGCTAACACCTGAGGATATACACGCTCGCCTGATCTTTCTTATAGGCGCGGTACTGGCCTTAACTTTTTTTGTAATTACAGCTGGGGCCGTTTATGCGTTGGTCTTTGTCACTCAGCCCGTAGGTGCTCAAGCTCCCAATGATCGAGACTTTATACAGCTTTTACAGACTCTTGCCATATTTTTAACCGGTGCGCTAGGTGGAGTACTTGCCGGTAATGGGCTTAAATCTAAAGCTAAAGAACCTATTAAAACCGACACGCCTACATAGATACTTGCCTTATGTCAGATGGTGGGATCATACTGATACTACACACGCCGAGAGGGCTACTCGGGTAGTAGCCTCATCGGCCTTAACAAAGGGCGATATATGAACAGTGCAGATTTTATAATAGTGTTTACAGTAACGGGCATAATGGCAGCGTTTATTAGGGCTGCCTATACCTTAGGGTACCGACACGGGCACGGCGAGGGTTACATACGAGGCCGAGCAATCGTGCAAGCTCTTAAAGAAAAGAACCTGATCTAATGGGATTCTTAGATAACTACGAGGATGTAAACACTCGCATTAAACGATTCAGAGCCGAGTTTCCTACAGGCCGTTTAGTGGCCTTTATCGAGGACCTTGATCTAGTTAAGGGCACAATCCTTGTAAGGGCTGAGGCGTATCGTAAGTACGAGGATGCGCTACCTAGCGCGGTTGATTACGCTTTTGGTAACGTAGCGACACTGCCTCAAAATATGAAAAAATGGTTTATCGAGGACTGTCTCACGTCCAGCTACGGTAGAGTTATCGGTTTGCTTACGCCTAGTGAAGGTGGCCGGCCAACCGTACAGGATATGCAAAAGGTAGAGACAGTTACAGCTGAGCCGGATTACTGGACTACTAAATTTGTAGCCGATGATATACCTACGCTAGGTAAAGCTATCGAGACCATCGAGCAGGGCTTAGGTGGCGTATTGCCTGAGGCAGCGCCGAGATGCGTTCACGGCACGATGGTATGGGCTAAAGGCGTGAGCGCCAAAACTGGTAAAGACTGGGCTGCATATAAGTGCACCGAGCGCAGTAGAGATAAACAGTGCGACCCTATATGGCACGTATTAGGTAGTGATGGTAAATGGAAACCTCAACAATGACCGAGCAGGGCCTCTTTGACTACATCAAAGCTACATACCTTGAGGATCTCGAGAAGTCCGAGCACACATACGAGTACATTGATGCCACGAGTACCGGCTACAGGCTCACGATCGAGCTAAAATGCCGGCATACTCACTATGACGAGTTAATCCTTGAAAAGGATAAATACGAGGCTCTTATGGATAGAGCTAATGATCTTGGCTTTACACCCTTTTACATCAACTCAACGCCTAACGGCATATATGCGTTTAACCTACGCAAGATTACGGTTACTTTCACTACTAAGCGCTTACCATCAAACACAGTGGATAAAGGTCCAGCGATCGATAAAGAAATAGCGCTACTACACATAGATAAGGCGGTAAAACTATAATGGGCGAAATGACATTTATTAAGGCTGGAATAGCTACGACGATTCACGATAACGGCGACGTGACGAGCAGAGTTACGGCAATATGCGACGGCTGCCATAAAGACAGCAGTCCGGATAACGGCCGTACAGTGGTAGATACCGGCGGCGAGGTCTTATTATGGTTATGCGAGGCGTGTAAAGGATGACTATATATAAATACGAGTGTAGACCGTGTAAAAAGGTCACAGATCAGATCGAGCGGATCATTACCGATAACCTACCGCCATACGTAAAGACGTTGCAGTGCACTAAATGCGGCGTTATAGGCGTTTGTATGGTGGAGGAGCCTAAAGATGCCAGCGTATGAGTATGAGTGTATAAGCTGCAATATCCGGTATGAAGTGATTGCACCCATAGGTGAAAACGTAGCGCCTTTATGCTGTGGTCATACGATGCGCCAAGTCTACGGCGTGCCCGGTGTGAGCTTTAAGGGCACGGGCTGGGGTAAAGATGCCTAAAAGAAAACCGACGGCCTTTCATATTACTTGTGCCGATTGCGATAAACACTACTGCCTTAAGTCTATGACCGATCAAGTGTGGCTAATGGCTGCACACTGGGACTGTGCTGCGTTTAGTTCAGTCGGCAAGTCGGCGTGTGGAGATGAGTGTATAAATGATAAATGATGACATCCTTAGAGCTCATAACAAAGAGCTATTCGAGCATCGAACGAAAGAATTAGCCGAGCTGTTAGACGTACCGGAGGAGTATGCAGCGCACTGGATCGTGTGCGATATGGTAATGAAATATATGGGGATAACCTTTGATGATGAAGAATAGTTATCCACAGGAGTTATCCACAGGTAGGCTAAAGGTGTGGATGACACGCTCTAACCACGCTCAAGTTATCCACATATTAGGTAGATGCTTGACTATAGGAGTACGCTCCACACTCGCAGACGAGCCGCTGAGGCGGATAGCTCGTATGGGATGTTTGGTGCTATTGGCCTCTCTATTGCTATTTGTCAATAGCCCTACAGCGATAGCGGTAAGTACTGCAAGAGATGTAAATAACTACAAACTCTATGCTCATATAAAACTTAAGGATGCTAAACAATATAGATGCTTAGAGCTCTTATGGGATAAAGAGAGTAGATGGAATCCTCGAGCAGATAACCCTAAGTCCACTGCATACGGCATACCTCAACTACTTAAGCTCAAGGCCAAGGACCCATATATCCAAATGGATTTAGGATTGAAGTATATAAAGCATAGGCACCTCACACCTTGTAAGGCATTGGACTATCATAAAAAGACTGGTCATTACTGATGGTGCACGGTAGTAGAGACCCTAGGCTGACACGTAAGTACAAAGCGCAGCGTTTGATTGTGTTAGCTCGAGATGGATACACGTGTTACTACTGCGGTCAAGATGCTAATACGGTCGATCATATAGTTAGTATCAAATCCGGGGGCGACCCTATTAGTCTTGAGAATATGATCTCAGCCTGTAAAAAATGTAACTCATCTAAAGGTTCACGCTCACAGGGCGTTTTTTTAGCACGCTTGGCTAC